CTGCGCTGAACCCGCTAGTGTTGCCAGTTCTATCCACCGCTTTTACCCAGTAGTAACGAGTGACATTTATACCCAGTGGCGAGTCAATGTAAGTTGAGCCGCGAATAACTGCAACACGCGAAGCAGTTGCGCTACTGTTTACAGTGTTGCTGTAAACCTCAATATAATCAAAATCTGCAACCGTTGGGTTGACCCAAGTTAATGCGATTTGCTTGTAATTTCCAAAAGCGTTAACAACGCCTGGTGGGTTTGGCGCTGTTTGGTCGCCGTAAGTAATTTCGCTAGCAGATACAAACGCCGATTTAACTCCTAAGGCGTTTATTGCTCTCACTCTTACAGAATATTCTGAGCCAGTAACTGCGCTAGAAATTACATAATAAGGGTTGTTTACAAACAAAGAGTTGTAATTTGATTCTGTAGCAGCCGTTGCGTCAGCAACTGAGCCGTAATCTGCCCTGCTACTTACAGATTCAGTAATAAAGCCGTAGCTCGAAGATGCAGCAGGTGACTCGCTTATTAAGCCCCAGTCAAAATTTGCAGCGCCACGAATGTATTGAACCTCGTATTGAGTAACAAAAGCATTGGTGGAAACGTCCCAGCTTACTAATACCCCAGATTGCGTGCCCCCGTCAGCAGTAATTGAATTTATTGCTGCTAAGGTTAAATTTTCTACTGGGGCTATATAAAAGGCGTTTGGTAGGTTTGTGTTCGGTGCTGCGTCATAAGGAGATTCTTCGTCTGTTGACCAACTGTAAACATTACTAGCAACTTCTCGCAAATCTAAATCAATACCAATAGCATTGCCAAACGCTATATTTGCGCCAACAACCTCAAATGGCTTTGAAGACCACCCCATCCGTGTGTTGTTAATCAAAACAACATCGCCAACGTTTGCCTTCATACCAATTAGCTTCATTGGCATAGACAAAGTTATTTGTTGCCTAGCTCTTAGCAATTCAATTTTAGCCAGCCGTTGAGCCATTGAAGCAGAAGTTGTCCAAGGCAACTCTATAGACTTGAGGTTTTCTTCGCCATTATCTTGCGTTACAAAAGCTGATGATGTAATAGGTGGAAAATCACTTAGGACAAAATTGTCGTCTATAGATGCAAAAACACCTTTCACGCCGTTGAAATTCTCTCTGCGGCTAACTAATGTTTGAACCTTAAAGCCAGAGCGCAAATCGTTTTCATCAAAAGATAATGTTGGTGTGTAATAAGCGCCAGCCAAAATTCTCCATACGCCACCAGACCAGACGCATTTGCCTGCCATAGCGAATACCATCTGATTGATTATGTCGTCAGGCTGGCTTGAGGTTGAAAATGAGCCATGCACCTCATAACGGTTTTCAGCGCCCCCGCCCACCTTGTTTACATCCTCATCACATATGTTTGCAGCGGCAATCAACGAACTTTCATCTATTTCGTTTGCGTAAACTGACCCAAGGCCATATTTTGAATTTGTTAAATAATCAACAACGCATAGCGCTGGGTTTGCAGACCACGCAGATGTTGCTGTTCTTGGGTCGTAAACCTTCTTGCCTCTAACAATAACTGAAAGGTTCGGTATGCCGTTGAAGTAAGCATCCTGGTCGTACTCAAGGCGTAAATAAACTAACGCGCTACCCCGAACCCTATGATTAGCAGTCCATTTAGCATCAGACTCCGAGACCAAATCTGAAAAAGCGGTTTGGTCATCAGTGCCTAGCTTGTACTGAATACGAGCCTTGCCGCTGTACTGCCCCCCCGTAACATTGCCGGAGCCGTCAATGGTTATTTCTTTTTCATTAAAGTAAAAAGACTCAATAGCGTCAATCTCATGCCCAGCAATGGCAACAACCATGTGCAAATATTTATTGGAATTGGTAGATTCCATATAGAGAACAACACCGCCAATTCTTGAGCGGCCATAAATAACGCCGTGTGGCGCTATTGGTTGCCTTGAGGTAACCGTCCTATCCTGTTGGGTAATCGATGCGCCTGTAGGCGTCTTTGCCAACGCCTGAGACAATCCGCCCAATACCAAAGACGTTACAAAGGTGGTCGCAAAATATGCAGATGCTCCAGTAAGGGCAAATCCAGCAGCGGCAAAGGTCGCGCTACCAACTGCGGCTAATCCAAAAGCAATTCCAACGCCTGTAGCTATACCCGCAACAATTACCGCTGCTTTTACTGCCTTTGCCATCTATACACTCCAAGCATTTATTGCCTGATTCATTGGTAACAGAATCAAACCGTTGTCAGACACAGCGGCTATTTTATCGCCAATGCAGATGCCAAGGGCTATTTCTTCAAGAGACTTGAACGAAACAACATCACCACGCCGTGCAAATTTATATGATTTTGGCGCACCCAGCGCATCGGTTGCTATGGACTCCGCGCCACCTGCTTTTAAAAGCCTTGAAGCGGCTCCTCGCTTGGTTTTATAGCCTCTGTAGGCTATGCCATGGTCAACGCCTGTAATTGCCTCTACGACGCTCACAGCAAACATACAACAGTCGTTAGTGCCCCATTCAAAAGGCTGTACTTTATCTATCTTTTCTTGCAGTCGTAATTCCCAGCCATCTATTCTCACGACCTACCCCAAGTTAAGGTTACTTCCTTCATTGCGGCCACGTACTCACATCCTAAGTCACCGGCAAACTCTCGCTGTTGTTCTTCGTGTGTATAACGCGTCTCTCGTGGCCTCTGCAAGTTGATTAATCGTGACTCATAGGTAATGCTGACGACTGATGTTTCGCCGTCTTCTAATATTGCCGGAATATCTAGCTTGCCCTCAAACATCATGTAAGGGTCTGCAATCAGCGCGTTGTTTACGTCCATAAAGCCGATAAAGACTTTGCCAGACTTGCCTTGCTGGGACTCACTTAAAGCCAAAGAAACAAACTCACTAGGCACGCCGCTTAATGTAACTGTCACGCCGTTGGCCTGAATCTCAGCAGTTTCTTGCACCGCAGAAATGCTCCCCAATGAACCCACACCAGTCCACACGTCGCCCCCGTAAGACAAGTCGCCGTAACCTGACCAAATTCTTACATAGCCAGACGAAAACAAGCCTTCGAATAGAAGTATTGGAGCAACTTCTGCTTGCTCAATTGCTGTCTGTACGCCAGTGCTTAAATCTCTCATATTGCCTCAACACAAGCAAATGTGATGCCGTAAATGCTAGCGCTGTCCATTGAATACTCCGTTTCGTTGCTGGCAAGCCTCCACCGACCTTGAGTGTTGTTCACCACAATAGTGTCGTTGTCATTTGGTGATTGGCGCAAATTAGGAAATATGTTAATGGTCGCGTTTCCAGATGCATCGCTGGTTACATCGTCTAAAACCTTATGTAGACTCGTTGTCTGACCAGAGCCTAGCTGCATCCAATCGCCAGCCTTTAATATTCCCGTCGTGCTAACTGTCCAGCCATTCGTTATAAGCTCACCTCCCGTTTGGCTACCTCCATTTACTAGTGGCGTTCCTGTGCCAACTCCTCTGGGCGTTGCGCTTGCTAAGTCACCAACTAAAAACGTGCCAAATTGACCATTCATTTTTAACAAGAAAGCCACCACCTGCTCTGCATCAGCTCGCTTCATTGGCGGTAGTGTAATCTCGGACTCCCACCACTGGCCTTGGTGCTTATAAACTTGCTGTTGACCCGTAAAAGGTGAAACCGAAACACCCACAACCGTCCTTGCTCGAATGTTAATCGTGCTTATGCCAATGCTAGGTGGAAAACTGACAGGGTAGCTGATAGCCATTTTTTACCTTAATGCAGCGCCAAATGAGCCGCCTCTTAGTTTAGCCTCTGCAACCGCTGATTTTGCTGCGTTGGCTATTTGCGGCATTAGGGTCATTATCTCAGCGCGAACGGTCTGTTGTACGCCAGTGCTTACATTTATGTTTTGCACCACAGTCACACCACCGCCGCCACCCATTGCGTTGTTTGGAACAATTGAGCCGCTAGCAGATGGTATAAACAACTCTGGACCGCGCTCGCCAACCAGGTGTGTCCTGCCCGATTGAACCGAGCCACCAATTGCCCTTTGGGTTGCAGGAACCGCTGCGCCACCAAATGCTGCGCCAATAACGTTATTTAAAGCGCCAGCTAAAGGTGCTGTAATTTGCCTCTGAATTACCATCCGAATCATGTCGTTGATAATTGAGCTGGCCATGTCTCGGAAAGCATCAGACGCGCTCTTAGTACCTTGAACCAATCCGACCAAACCATCCTCCAATTTAGATAATCCCCGCAGGGCTATGTCCTGCATCGAGTCCTCAACGGTCTTGATGCCATCTGCAAACTCTTTAAGTGGGCTTTTTTTAATTTGCTCTCCAAAACTTATTGTTGAGCCTGTCATTTGAGCCATTGCTGCATCGTATTGCTTTATTGTTATGCTCCCATCAAAGAATCTTTTATCCAGCTCTGTAATTTGGTTTATCATTTGGCCGCCGCGAGTCAAGGCGTTATCACTTATTGCAGAATCAACAGCATTTTTAACTTTGTCAATTTTTTCGCTAAATGAACCAGTTGAGCCAGTTAATTTCCTCATTGCCGAGTCGTAAATTTCAGCACTAAGGCCAGCTTCAAAATATAGATTATCAAGAGCCTTAATTTGGTCTGCCAACTCTTTAGCACGAACAACATCAGAGCCCCTTATTGCGCCTGCAATGGCGTCATTTATTTCGTCTATATATGTTTTAACATTCTTAACTGCCTTGCTACTTTCTACAGATACAGGTGTTGACTTTATTTTTGGCAACTCAACCAACGGAACCATTGGTAGTGCATTGGAACCTTGGCCTTTAAACGCAAACAGTGCCCTGTTGTAACGCTCTTGCGCCTCGGCTAGGCCGGTAGTAAGTTTTTCGTTTCTCCCGTATAGAAGAATTCTATTGTTAAAACTATCCAATTCCTTTTTAGCGGAGTTTAGCTCTAAAGCGGCTGCGCCAATTTTTCCGCCAAAGATTTCAGCAAAACCAGAGCCGGCACTAAGGCGGTCTATCATTGCACCAATAGACGTAGCCACTTTTGACGAATTTCGCGCAAGTTTTATAAGAAAGTCGTTCAAACCAGCGTTACCAATTGAGACTGATAGCTTGTCCAGCGAATCGCCCAAGTTTGAAAAAGCGCCATTAAGCGTGTCGGCTTGTCGCGCTGTTGAGCCGCCAAACTTTGTCTGTGCAAGCTGCTCAAGGTAGCCAAGTATTTCAGTTGAATTTTTACCGATAGTTTGCGTAAGTCCACCAAATGTTATTGCAACCTTGTCGCCTTCAGATTTGGCAGTTATACCGAATTCTTTAAGACGTTCAAACTCACCAGTTGCAGCATCGGCAATAGCCTCAATAAACTGGTTTAAAGACTTTCCAGTGCCTGAAG